GAAGGAGCAGGCGACCTGTGGGTAGAACAAAAGGAGGACAGCTACTTTGTGGTCAAGGGGACCCCGAATCTGGCTTTTAGCTGGGAGCTGAAGACCGTACAGAAAGGCTTCCGCGACCTGCGACTTGATGAGCCTGCGATTGTAGACCAGCAGGACATCGACGACCTTACGACGGATCTTGATGAGGATTTACAAACATACGACGAAGAAATGGAGGGTATTTTTGGATGAAGGTGTTAAGAGCTTTTCAGGTGATCAATCAGGACGGGAGCTTTGTGGTGACATCGACTTATAACGAGATTGATGATCAGACCGGCAAGATCATCAAGCACAATGCAAAAGACAGCTTTTATGCTGTTGAGGCCGAGATCAAAAAGGACATCGGCGATGTGGAGTCTTATATCATGGCCAGACTGGAGGGCAACGCATGAAAATCAAAAACCTTGCTTCTGCTGTGATCGGTAAGCTGACAGGCGGCACGTACTTTCCGATCACGGACGGCACCACGACCTACAAAGTAGACTATGATATGCTGGCCAAAGCGATCATCGAGAACTACACCGGCTCCACCATCGGCGGCACGGCCCAGACGCTTGCGGCGGCGATTGGGAGCGCCACCGATAAGGTCAATATTGTCACCGGATCCGGCACGATTAAGACACTGGCCGCATCCGATGACCTTGCCGCGCTTGGGGACGGTCACTATAGACTCAGTAGTGATGTTCCGATCAATGCTCCGTCTGGCCTTGCGAGCAGTAGCAAATACGGCTATGTGACGATACAGCATCGTGGAGCGGCGACGTACACCTACTATGAGTACGTGGCGGGAAACGGGAACGGCACCAGTCTTGAACATTTCCACGGATGGAAATCGACTGCGACTGGACCGTCTATAACGTGGATTAATCTCGATGAAGATGCTCCTACGATCGTTAATTCGGGGACTACATCATCAGCGGCATATACATCACTGGATGATATCCCGCTTAATAGTGTCGGACAGGCGCGATTCGCTGCAGATATTTCCCCGATTGGCTCAGAGGCCAATTTGCCCTATGCCTGCTTTGGGTCAGCGGCGTATAGAATGATTATCGTAGGTAGAATCAATTCGGCAGAGAATATATACATTAACACAGGAAATACGAGCAGTTGGTACGGCTGGAAACAATTACAGTTTGCCACAGCATAAAGGAGGATTAGATCATGTTTATTGTCATCGAATTACAGACCAGCGGCACCCAGACAGCAAATCTTGTAACATCTCATACCACTCTTGCAGAGGCTGAGGCCAAGTACCACAACGTCCTTGCGGCGGCGGCAGTCAGTTCTCTGGATGCACATGGGGCTATCATGGTCAATGACAGGTGCGTTCCCATTAAGCATGAGTGCTATACACATACGGCAGAAGAGTAAAGGTACGGAGGGCGGCTCATGACGGAGATACTTGCATACATTGGAGCGCACTGGCTGGAGTGGTTGTTTGCTATCTGCTTAGCCGCTTTAACAGCGGCGTGGCGGGCGGTCAGTGCGCGGCTGAAGGTGGAGCACGAGAAAAATGAAGCCATTGCGGAGGGGGTGCAGTCCCTCCTCCGCGAGTCTATCGTAGGCAACTACAACCGGTACGCGGACAAAGGGTTTTGCCCGATATACGCCAAAGAATCGATTAAAAAGGTCTATCACGCCTACCATGACTTAGGCGGAAACGATGTGGCCACAGAGCTGTACAAGAAGCTCCTGGCGATGCCGTCAGAAGGAGGATCCAATGAAAATCAGTAACAAAACATACGATATTTTGAAATTTGTCGCCCAGATCATCCTTCCGGCGGCAGGCACGCTGTACTTTGCTCTTGCTCAGATCTGGGGATTGCCGCTCGGCGAGGAAATCGTGGGCACGATCACGGCGGTCGATGCTTTCCTGGGGGCGATCCTGGGGATCAGCACCGCGCAGTACAATCGGGAGCAGGCAGATGATTAGGGCCGCGCTTGCTGCCATAGCTGCGGCGACGATCTTGTTTATATGGTCACTAAGCAAAGAAATAGAGGCGTTTTGTGAAATGGAGGAGACCAATGAACACTGCAAGTAAAGTGTGGGATTTTTTGCGGCAGGAGGGCATGACGCCGGCAGGAGCTGCGGGGATGATGGGCAACCTCAAAGCGGAAAGCGGAATGGTACCGGACCGAGTTGAAATGCTATGCCTTAAGCGCTTGGCGGAAGCTGGAAAAATCTATACAGACGCCACGTACACAGCGTTTGTAGATGATGGCACGATTACTCGAACGCGTTTCATACATCCGCTGCCAGGAAAACAGTATGGGTACGGTTTGTGCCAGTGGACGTCGCCGTCCCGGAAGGGGGCTCTTTACGACTACTGCAAAAGCAAAAAAGTATCGATCGGAGATTTGACCGCACAGCTTGAGTTTCTGGTCAAAGAATTGAAGGACTCGTTTCCTTCGGTATGGAAAACATTAACGACGACCTCGAGCGTCAGCGCGGCGTCAAATGCCGTCCTGACCAAGTTTGAGATGCCGGCAGACACCGGCGCGTCGGTCAAAAAGGCACGCAAGGATATGGCTCAGGCATATTATGACGAGTTTGTCGGGGCGCCCTCCGGGACGGCGGAAAAACCCGCAGCCAAGGCGACCGCTGAGGATGTGATCGGGATCATGCGCAGCTGGATCGGATACAGCGAGGCAAACGGCAAATACAAAACTATTGTTGACATCTATAATACATACTGCGAGCGCGTCGGCAAGTATCCGAGAGGGTACAAGGTACCCTATAGCGTGGCATGGTGCGATGTGACCGTGAGCGCTGCGTTTATCAAGGCGGAGGCCGTCGACCTGATCGGCGGGATCGAGTGCGGCGTGGAAGAGCACATTCAGATATTTAAGCGCAAGGGCATCTGGATCGAGGACGGCAAGATCACGCCTAACCCAGGGTATATCATCACATACAACTGGGATCAGTTCGCGCAGCAAAACGATGGATATGCTGACCATATCGGCGTCGTTGAGTCGGTAAAGGACGGTCAGATCGTCGTGATCGAGGGCAATTACAACGACACAGTGCAGCGCAGATCGATCCCTGTGGGATGGGGGTATATCCGAGGGTTTGCAGCACCCGACTATGCGAACGCAGGAACCACCGGTGCAAAGCCGGAGACAAAACCGGAGGCGAAACCGGAGGCAAAGCCGGAAGAAGAAAACACCGGGAAGCTCAACGACACGGAGAGATGGGTCGGCAGTGTGACGGCGTCGCTGCTTAACGTCCGAACATGGGCTGGGACCGAATACCCAAAGATCAAATCGTGGCCGCAGCTGCGGGAGGGCAACCTGGTCAGCGTTTGTGATACGGTTAAAGCAGCGGATGGGTCCAAGTGGTATTACATTAAAATAGCAGATAAATACTATGGATTTATTAGCGCGAAATACATTAGACGGGCTTGATATCTCCCAAGGAGACGGTATAATCAGCCAAAGGAGGGAGCCAAAAATGGAAACAAAAAAGCCAGAAAACGTATCGTATTATGTGCACGAGAGCGAAATGGCTAGGCAGGAGCGCCACGTCAAGCGTCTATGGGTTCTTGTAATTATTATGTTTGCCGCCTTAGTTATTACAAATGCCGGTTGGATATGGTATGAGTCGCAATTTGAAGACATCGTGATGACGCAGGATGCAACGACTGATGGCGGAGGCGATGCCATTATCCATGGGGCGGTGGGGGATTATTATGGCCAGGGTGAGACAGAGTATTAGGGTCCGCAGACGTAAGACCGGCGGAAAATCTGGATATCGCAAGTGCAATATGTGTCACGGAACCGGACGGATAAAAAACAAATGAGAGACTACACAAACAGCGAAATCACGGCGCTGATTAATGAGCACATCCACAGCGAACGCGACCGAGCGATCCTCAAGCGCCGGCTTGTTGATGGGATCTGCTTTGAGCCTCTTGCGGCAGAGTTCGGCCTGTCCGTACAAAGGACCAAGAGCATCGTGTACAGAGCGCAGGATAAGTTGTTCAAACACATGTAACCAAACACAAATAAGACCTTTATGAGCCTTTTAGATGCTCGTAAGGGTCTTATTTTTTGCATAAAATTAGGATATGTACAGAGTATATAACCCAAATCCGGAAGGCAAAAAAACGGACGACTGCACCATCCGGGCACTAACAAAAGCGCTGCGGATCGATTGGGAGACGGCATATCTAAGACTTTGCATGTACGGCATCAAGCACCATGATATGATGCACAAAAACTACGTCTGGGGAGATATGTTAGAGAGCTATGGTTTCCGGAGAGCTTCGATCCCAAACACATGCCCCGCATGCTATACCCTTCGCCAGTTCGCAGAAGATCATCCACATGGCCTTTATGTTGTAGGAACAGGCACACACGTCGTGGCAGTGGAGGACGGTGACTATTTTGACGCCTGGGACAGCGGAGACGTCGTCCCGATCGTAGTCTATTGGAGGGACTGAGATGGCATACAACTATTATCCAGGTTATTATCAGCAAATGCCGCAGATGCCGCAGATGCAGCCGCAACAGCAGCAAATCCAGAACAGTGGGTTTGTGTCAGTACGGAGCATCGAGGAGGCGTTTAACTGGCCGGTGGCACCAGGCAACTCGATCACCTTTAAGGACGAGAACGCACCTTATGTCTACACAAAGACCAAGGGCTTTTCGCCGCTCGAACAGCCGGTGTTTGAACGGTACCGTCTCGTTAAAGAGGAGGACGCGGTAAGGATGGCGCCAAATCAACCTGCAGAGGCTCCAAATTATGATGAGCAGATAAAGTTACTATGGGCAGAAGTAAACGCCTTAAAAGGTCAAATAACGCCATCAGAGAGCAAATCAGAAAAACCAATAAAACGGAGGGATCAGGATGAACAGCAACATGATGAGTGAGTTCCAGCGATTCGCCGCAGATCCGGCGGCTTACTTTGCCCAGAAGGGCGTCGATGTAAAACAGGGGCCGCAGGCAATCATTCAGAATCTGATGGACAACGGGAGGCTGTCACAGGCTGATTACAACCGGCTGCAGCAGCAGGCCCGGCAGATGCAGTCCCTTTTGCACAAATGATATAAATCCCTGCAGGGTTTATAAATTAATAACCGATCACTCGCTTTGAGGGTGACCGCTTACCGCTAAAAGATAGCGGTGGAAAGGAGACAAATGGCTCTTACAGACGAGAACAACATGGTTATGCCTGTCGCTCCCATGGGCGGCGGATTTGGCGGCGGATTCGGCGGAGACTGGTCCAGCTGGATCATTCTGTTTCTGATCTTCGGAATGTTCGGAGGCTGGGGCAACGGATTCAACGGCGGATTCGGTGGCGGCGTTGACGGAGGGCTTTTCCCGTGGCTTAACAACAGTCAGAATATCAACGGCGGATTCCGCGACCAGATGCTTAACACATCCATCAATGGCATCCAGAACGCCGTGACGAGTGGTTTTGGCGACGTACAGACCGCGCTCTGCGGAGGCTTTGCCGGCGTCAACGCTACTATCAACGGAGCGCAGAACGCCATCGCTCAGCAGATGTATGGCAACCAGATCGCAGACCTGGAACGCAGCTTCGCCGCACAGACCGCACAGATGCAGGGGATGAATGCTCTGCAGGCGCAGCTTGCGCAGTGCTGCTGCGATAACCGACTTGGCACTGAAAGCCTGCGGGCAACCGTACTGCAGGAAAATTGCCAGGATCGTTACGAGGCCGCAAACAATACCAGGGATCTGATCGCTGCACAGACGGCATCGACACAGGCTGTGCTTGACAAACTCTGCGCCCTGGAGCTCGATGGCTACAAGCGCGAGAACGACAATCTCCGTCAGCAGCTCAATATGGCACAGCTTGCAGCATCGCAGGCAGCGCAGACGGCGACCTTCCAGCAGGGCCTTACCGGTGAAGTTGACGCCCTCTATAACCGTCTTAAAAACTGCCCCGTGAACACTGTACCGGTGTACGGCAACCAGCCGATTTTTACATGCCCGAATAACAATTACGGGTGCGGCTGCGGAGCGTAAGGAGGTAGGCCATGGCGGAATATCTCGCGAATGCGGTGCAGGCTGTATCCCTTAATCAGCCTGTGTTGTTTGAGGCGTCCATCCCGTGCCGAAAGGGGTATATATACCACGAGGATGACACGGGCATCTTTATTTTGCGCGGCATAACTCCTAATTGTTTTGCACGTTATCAGGTTACCTTTAACGCGAATGCGGCAGTCCCGGAGACCGGGGCCGTGGCGCCCATCGCCGTCGCTATTGCTGTCAATGGGGAACCGAGGTTAACGAGCCGGGCGATCTATACCCCGGCGGCAGTGGATGAGTATGGCAACCTGACATCCACTGCAATTATCACCGTCCCGCGTGGGTGCTGTTTTTCGGTGTCGGTGCGAAACGTACCGGCATCGGAAACGGAGACCCCCGCTCCGGTGATCAACGTGCAAAACGCAAACCTCGTGATCACGAGGATCGCATAAGAAAGGAGGACAAGGATGGATTATACCAACGACCTGCACGAGCTCTGCGACATCGTGAGCGACAAGATTGCGGAGTCTACCAAAAAAATCCGGACGTCAAATGGGGACTTGTCCGGTGGCGATGTCGAATATTTGGATAAGCTGACGCACATGCTTAAATCTATCAAAACCACGCTGGCCATGATCGAAAGCGACTCGTCCGGCTATATGCCCTATTATGGGGTCGAACGCTACAACAGGGGCGGAAGCTATGCCAGACGTGACAGCATGGGACGCTACTCGAGGCGCGGATCTTACGGTGGGTCCTACGATGGATCATACGACGATGAGATGATCAAGAGCCTGCGGGAGCTGATGGCGGATTCGCCGGATGAGCGTACTAAGCAGGAGTTTAAGAAATTTATCGACAAACTCGAGCGTATGTAAGGGGGTGCACCCTTGATCACAGAGGAAGACCTTCGGGCGGCAATCGCCGAGTGTCAAGGGGAGCGCAACCCGAACGCGAATACGTGCATTAAGCTGGCGGCGTTTTATACCATCTTAAACGAGATGACCGGGCCGGTCCCGCAGGGGTACTCTGGCGACGGTCAGGCCAGCACGATCCGGATCGACAGCGGCAGCGCCTTTGCCAACGCCGTCAACGGTCGCAGTCCAGAGGAAATCTGGCCGATCATTGACGAGCTTGCCGAGGCGTTGGCCGTGGTCAATCCGAGGCTGTATGCCAGTTTTATACGAAAACTTGAAGGCCGGGAGTAATCCCGGCTTTTTTATTGCTATGTGGCAGTATTAAATATACATGTCCAGACGGACAGCATTAATTAACAGCGCCAAATCTACAAAAAAATAATTTCCAGTGTTTTGCCGGGACTGAAGCGGATCTCCCTGATCACGGAACGCCAAAAGTACCGCTTTTCCTTGTTTGTCATGGTCTGGTACACGGTCCCAAGATCTACATGCAAAATGGCGTCAAGCGCTGAGGTGTCCCGCTGCTCCACCGTCTCCGCCCGGAGGCTCTCGATGTCCGACCGGTAGTGCTCGGCATCCTCTTTGTACTGATCCAGTGTGATCAGCTCATTCACGTATAAATCTTTCAGCCGGTCGAGCTTTTTCTGCACGGCCGCGATCTTTGCCTCGTTGCTCTTGCGCGGGGCTTCTTCGATCTGGTAGCCAGCGACCGTTGTCTCCGCGAGTCCCCGGACATTTCCCAACAGATACTTTTCGACTGTCGATTCCATGATTGTGTGCGAGTTCTGGCAGAGGTTTAGGCCGTACTGGTAGTGCTTGACGCATCGATACAACGGCCGACGGTACCGCTTGCCGTTTCGCAGGTGACTGTCCGTCAGTGCTGCCATCTTTGCCCCGCAGCAGGTGCAGCGCATCAGCCCGGAAAAGATGTAATCATACTTTTGACTGCACTTGACGCCCATCGTCAGTTTGCGCTGTACATCCTCAAACAGCTTTTGATCTACTATCGGCGGGCAGAAGTCAGGGTTCCCTCGAAAGAGGCCGATATACTTGGTGTTTGTAAGCATCCCCTTGAGGTGCGGCTTTGTAATCGCCTTGCCTGTCTCCCGCTCGATGTATCGGACACAGTCGGTCTGGGACGCGGTCTCAGAGAACATGCGGAAGACTTCGCGCATCACCGGAGCGGCCTGCTCATCGAGAACCATGCGCTTGCCCTCGATCTTGTAGCCAAACAGGCAGGATCCACTGATTACTTCGCCCTGGCTGACTTTGTAGGACTGCACCTGCCTAATCCTTTGCCCGGTGTTTTCCGCTTCGAACTGGGCGATTGACATCATTTGATTGACGATCAGCCGCCCGGCGGGAGTGGTCGTGTCGTAAATCGGCTCCCAGATCGCCAACCACCCGACTCCTTGGCGGTCCAAAATCTCCTGCGTGGCCGTATAGTGCCTCACTGATCGAAACCACCTGTCCAACTTGGTAAAGATGATCAGATCTATTTTCTTCCCCCGCACATCGTCCAGCAGTCTTTGGAGCTCGTCCCTTTGGGCATACTTTTGACCGCTGATGCCATCATCAAGGTACTCGCCACCAAAGACCAGATCCGGACGCTCGTCAATATACTTACGCAGGGCGTCCCTCTGGGCTGGTATACTGTCCCCCTCCTGGGCCTGCCGGTCCGTGGACACCCTCATGTATATGGCGACCCTTTTCATTTTATCCTCCTTGTCATGTGTGTGCGTCTGCCTCGATGGCCTGCACGTTAAAGCGCTCAAAGTCGTTGCGCTTGATGTGGTGCATCGCGTGCTTATATGCCGCTCTTTGACCCTCGGCAGAGAGCCTGGCGTTGATCAGGATTGTATAACCGTCAATCCCTTTCATCACCGCCTCGTTTGATTTTGCATCGCGTGGAAAATCCACAAGGTAAACAAAAACATCTTCCATATCATCCCTCTGGGTTTGTCTTTTTCAGCCTGCGCAGGAAGTCAGCCGCCAGTCTCAGATCGTCCGGCGAGCAGTCGCGTGCAGCGTCAAAGAGAACTCTGAGATCCGGGTCATCAAAGATCTCCTGCGCAACCTTAGCAGCTTCTTCGTTTAGATAGTACCCCGCCGGGTGTTCGGATTCTTCGACATCTAAAAAGTAGCCCACAGGCACTCCGAAGTGCTCGGCTATTTTGGCGAGCTTGTCTGCTTTCGGCGTGTACCTTCCCATCTTCCAGTCAGTAAACACGCCCTGCCTGATGCCGGTATCCCGTGATACATCGGAGACCTTTTCCCCTGCACCTTCCAACAGCTTGACAAACCGATCGTAAGCGTTCACGCGGTCCTCCTTCCAAAAAAAAACCACAGAAATCTGTAGTTTTATCTTGCATTGTACGGAAAACCGTAGTACAATAAGCTCATAAGGCGGTATGCCTCATGAACAAATACGGAAATCCATAGGGTCTGGTAAACCGAATATAACAGATTTCCGTATTTGATACAAGTAAAAATACGGAAAGGAGGGAAAATTAATGAACGCCACCATGGCCTCTTACAAAGCCTATGCGCTGGCACGAGACAGCAGGAAGATGACGGACCATGCCGTAGCCAGAAAGGCTGGCATCCGCCCGTCGACAATCTCTGACTGGAAGATGGGAAGGTACACGCCGAAGATCGACAAGATAGCGGCCATTGCACGAGCGCTTGACGTCCCGATCGAGGCACTTTTGTCGGCATGAAAAAAGGCCCGCCAACAGGCAGGCCAAAACACAAAGGGGAGTAATGAAAAAGAAATTCGAAGCTCTTATCTCTTCGGGGCACTTTCATTATAACTTCCCGGAAAGGAAAGGTCAAAAGTTTGAATATCAACAGAGCGATCAGAGCGATTGAGGTCATCCTGAGCCGGCGGGCCGGATGCGAAGTGAGAATCGAGGTAACAGGAAATGAAACTTAAAGACTATGCGGCGATTATGACCGGAGTGGCTGCGGCAAACCTGACCTGTGTCATTCAGCTTTGCTTTACTGACGCAGATCTGATCGAGATAGCACTGGCGTGTGTGATGTTTGCGTCTCTGGCGGTGGCCGCGTTTGAAGTAGTGACCGGCATCATCGACGGAGACAGGGCAGAGGCTGAGGCGCTGCGCAGGGCCAGGCGAAACCGCCAGCGCAGGCGCAAAGATATCCCGGTGGTTTACATGGCCCTTGACTGGCCGATGTATGACGACGAAGGAAAACGAGTGGAGGAGCTGAGATGAGAAGAAAAAAATCCCACGGTGCAAAAGTGCAGCCGCAGGACCTTGGACAGTCTTATGATAGCACGATTGCCCCCGGATGCACAATCGATGATTGGCAGAAAATGATGGCTGCGGTGATCAGATACAACCGAATGCTTGACGACAACTATGACGTCGGCCCGGTGATCATGATTCAGTTCTCAAAACACGGGGCGGAGGTTTTAGTCATGTATAAGGATTACTCCTGCGTGTTCAGCACCGACCCGATAGCTGCTAAATATATGATTTCTGACGAGAAAACCCGCCGATTCTATGACCCGCACCTGGTAATGGCCACCGTGCTGATCGTGACTGAAACGGACAAATTGGATGTAAAAGATGACGCTGTATGAACTGACTGCACAGATGCAGGAACTGCTGGAAATGGCAGAAGATCCGGAGCTCGACGCGCAGGTGATCGCGGACACGATGGAAGGCATTGAGGGTGAATTTGAAATTAAGGCGGATGGCTATGCTAAAGTACTGGCCCAGCTCGGCGCCCAGTCCATGGCGCTGGATAAGGAAATCGAGCGCCTGAGCACCCGCCAGAAGGCCATCGAGCGGAACATCAAGACAATGAAAGACTCCCTGCAGCAGGCCATGACGACGGTCGGAAAAACGAAATTCAAAACGGATTTGTTTTCGTTCGCGATTGCGAAGAATCCCGCGTCACTGGTGATCGATGATGAAGCCGCGGTTCCGGAGACCTATAAAGTCCCGCAGCCTCCGAAGATCGATAAGGCGAAAATCAAGGCAGATCTGAAGGCCGGCGCACAGCTTGACTGGTGCCATTTAACACAGACAGAAAGCTTGAGGATTAAGTGATGAGAATATACGAAGCGATCAACC